CCGCCTCAGCGGCTCGGGGTGAGCCTTTGAGAGGCTCTGCCCTGTCAGGGTACCATCGTTGTCAAATCCATTTACATAAGTGCTGGTCAGAGCGGTGTGTCGCTTCATTGAGACCTTCTTTCTATGCCCTGTGGATAACTTCTGTGGATAACTATTTATCCGTACTGTAAAAGCCCTTGCCCTTGAAATGAACAGCAGATGAACTAATTGCCTTAACCATAGGTTCATTACAATATGCACATAAGATCATTGGTCGATTGTTCCATCCATGATGGACTTCTTGACTAAGATTGCATCTGGCGCATTTGTTATCGTAGGTTGGCAAGTTAGGCACCTCTGTATCATGTAAGACCCACAAGCTTTGCAGCGGTCAATGTCTGCCTCTGTAGGTTCGCTAGTAATGTGACCGTATTTTAATATGAGTAGTGGCAATAGATCCTCAAGTCGGATAATCGCGGCATACTCACGCGCATCCTCACCCTGTCCGTTGAGTCTAATAACTCCGAAGCCTAATTCCCCCGAAATGGCTGTCCGAGCTTTCAATTGTTTAATGTATGCAAGTGGTTGAAATCCAGCACGGGCTTTGACTTCAACATCGAACGGCACATTAACAATATCCTTGCCACTACCCCTTCCCACACATGCGCCTTGCCACCAAGTCGATAGGTACTCAGCTACAACACGCTCTGTCCGGAAACCTCTGTGCTTTCTTGCTTGACTAGCCATTGACTGCTTTGCACTTAGCACATTGCCAAGTAACAATGCCATTAACTGAGTCAGACGATATGTCCTCTAGTTCACGGATCTGAACTGGCTCATTGCATAGCTGACAAGCGATGAAGGCTGACATAAGGTCAAGCCATTCGCCATTGATCTTAATTCCAACATGACCCATTATACTCTCGCCTTCTGTGGTTGCCATTTACCATCACTACCTAACACATACCATACTGCTGGGCATTTACCCTCAAACCCTGAATGTCCTAGAGCTGTGCATTGGTATGCTGCCCAATCTTTGCCAGTCTTTGTGCTGTGTCCAGTTTTCCAGACCATAGAGCCATGCTTGCATTGTGGCACTTCTACAGCTTCTTCTGTTCCCATAACTGCTGCGATATTCTCCATAGCCTTTTCAAGGGTAACTGGAGCATCTACGACTTTCATATATTCATTAACTGGAGTAGTCCAATAGTCCTGCACATCTGCAACAGCAGGCTTGACAGGCTTTTGTGCTACTACCTTGCTCATCTCTTCGCGGCTAGGTCTCTTTCCTTTAGGAGCATAACCTGCATTTGCAAGTGCTCTGCCGATTGCCGAAGTCTCACAATTCTCCAGTGCTGAAGTCTGATTGACGCCTCTACTAGACACCGTCTCTTCAGCGTACCCTGTTGCCCAAGCAACGCCATCGCTAGCATCTTTGTATAGGTACGCTTTAACAATGTATCGAGAAGTCTCGACCACTTCCAACTCAGTTGCAATACGAAACGAAGGATAATCTTTAATAAACTTTTCAAGTCGAACCTCCACTGGTTCATAGTCGGCTAAATTAAACATAGAGTTCGTTCTCCTCTGTGGCCAGTTGCCCAGCTAGTGCTCCGTAGCTGCATAGATCGACCCAATTGTCGATGTGCTGCGCTGATTGATTAGTCCTTGCAAGTTTAACCAAGACCATGATCCCTGCCACCTGATAGTCGTGTATTGGTGTTTGTAAGTATGCGCTGAGTAGCATTGCTGTGTGTTGCAAGTTATCTGCAGGGTGACCGTATGAAAGCCCACGGTCACGGATCGTGTCGGTGGCTGAGAGTAAGATTTCATTAGCGAGCATCTTGTGTCACTCGCTGATAATTCTTGCCTACTATAACGCCCTCGCGCTTGCCTTCATTGAAGCCTTGTGACCATCCGACTACATACCACAGCACATTAGCTGCTAACAATAGAACTATAATTGGCATTTCAAAGCTCATTATTTGTCCTCCTTATAAACAGGAAGTTTTCCATTTATCTGAATATATTCAAGTAAAGTAACCGCGCTTTTGTATTCGTTGCAATCAAAGCATATTCCAGTATTTGTCATGTTAAAGCCGCAATAGCAGCAATAAAAACCCATGTCAATCGTTGGATCTTTTAGCATAGTATCTGACATTTTTGTACCTATCTGCGCCAATGCCCTTGATTGGCTACAGGATTAGTGTTGCATAGATGGCAGACTAATCAAGCATATTTATATAACGAAACGATAACGATTATCGAGGTCTGCCGTATGACTTCCCAGACACAATGAATGTGCCATCCTTCTCAATGTTAATGAGATCAACCTGCACCTTAGATCCATGCACATACATGATGGCAAAGGCTTGTTGCCAGTTCGCTACGCCCTTTGTGTAGGCTGCTTGCTTGAAGTCCATCAGATTGCCTACCTCGACACCATGCAGTACACGCCCTATACGGCCCCCAGAGGCCTCTGAGAAGGCCGATCTGCCTGCTCTGTGGGTATGACCTGAGATGACATTCTTGCCATGCCTACGGGCTGCCTCTAGGGCTGACAGACCCCCTTGTGGCTTGATTGGTGTGTGGTCTCCATGGACTGCAATCCAGTTAGGAGCAATAGCCATAGGGTTCTTGTGAAAGGTAATGCCTAGTTCATCAAACTTCATAAACTTCTCAAAGCGAAGCTCTGGCAATGCACCAAAAGCAGGCACTTTAGCCATAATGATGTTATAGAGGCGATCTGTGTGATTGCTACGGATGCAATCTGTAACGCCTAAATCCCAGAGAAGCTGCACAGCTTCATTGCGATCATCATCAAGAGTCTGGGCATAACTGCCCATCCGACCTTCTTCCCACTTGCTGATCTGAGGAAGGTCAATCTCATCGCCTATTGTGACAACTTGATCTGGCTTAAACTTTGTGATGAAGCTTGCAAGGTTACGGGTTGCAACCCTGTCATGGTACGGAACTTGTAAGTCCGATACGACAACGATTCGCTTAATCGTCATCCTCATCTTCGTAATCGCCAAGGCGTTCTGGCTCAATGGGATCAGGCAGAATCCAAGCAGGATAGGCTGATCGCTCAACGATAATGCCTAGAACTGTTTCTTCATCAAAGCCTGCACGCTTTAGAGATTGAGCAAACTCATACATCCCAATGCAGTAAGCATCAAGAGCTGAGTAATCTTGCTCAACTAGATTCTTAGTCGCTTTTCTTGCCATAGGAAAATGTTACCTGTCAAGTAGTATGTTATAGATCTCATCGACTCGCGTGTTGAGTCTTTTGATCTCAGACAACAGATGAGTAATTACATAACCAGACAATCCACCGAGAGCTGCAATGGTGGCAAGGTAGAGAGTGAAGAAATCCGATTGTGTCACTCGACCATTCCAAACGAATCATCTTTAGGATTTAGCCAGCGCAATACTGGAGGCAGGATAGAAGCCACGCCTGCATAGGCTAAGGCTTTAGGGTCAGTCACTCCCGATGCCGCAAGTGTGATTACAGCCGCAAGGAAGGCTCTTACCCAAGATCCTGACATCTTCTTCAATTCGTACATTACTGGCTCCTAACATAGGTATCTGAAAAAAAGCACCATCATTGTCAGCCTTTTTCGTAAAGCTGATATGCGCATGCTTAGTGTGTTTGTTAGCCCCTGTGTATTTCCGCCACTTCCATCCAAGGATAGGAGAGGCAATTCTGCCGTTGAAAATGATGTAGGCAATTCTTTTCTTTGGATCAGACTTTGCATACTTTCGAATCTCATCTGCAAGATCTGGCATGATCTCTGGCTTGGATTTGCCGGACAAATCAGCATCGATGTCGATAGCACGAACCCATCCCTGAGCATCTGGAATATGATCAGACTTGCCAGCACGCATGTGCCGTACATCTGCGATCCAACCGTCACTCGCACGATCACGCTCTGCGAAGGTATCATCGAACTGCTCACGAAGTTGAGTTGCAGCTTTAGATAATCGGGGCTTCGTCATTTATCTTTTCCCACTTGCAAGTTTCTTCATTAAGAACCCAAGTGCCTTTTTCTGGATAAGGTGCAATAAAAGCATCCTTTACAGGATCGTATGAATAACCAATGCCAGCATAGTTCTTACGAATGTTATTGTTAAAGGAAGTGCGCTTGCAAGCTTGACCTCTGAAATCTGCGTACCATGTCTCAGGATCTAATCCCTCAATAAGTTCAGTCTCATCAATGCCCACAATTACTTCTGTGACAATGTTGTTTTCGTCTAAGAACGCATAATGTGCCATTATGAGAACACCGCCGTTCCTGTGCCTGCTGTTATTGTGTAGATTTTATAGCCACTTACAGTTGTATTTGTAGAAGTTAAGCCAACTAGAGTTAAATTATAGCGAGCATCAAACTTTAGATATATAACACCTGATCCGCCGTTGCCTGCTTGGAATCCTACTGCTCCAGCTGCTCCGCCTCCGCCTGCTGTGTTAGCCGTACCATTACCACCATTAGCAGAAGTTGATGTTGATACACCTGCTCCGCCTCCGCCGTTGCCACCGCTTGCAGCGGATTGGTTGAATGTGTTACCACCACCGCCGCCACCAAGAACAATGCTTGATCCTGTGATTGTGTAAGTAGATCCACTAGCACCTGCACCTGCAACACCTGATGTAGCATCTGCGCCGTTAGCACTACGACCACCACCACCACCGCCTGCGCGGCTATTAGCTGCTCCTACTCCTGCTGAGAATCCTGATCCGCCGTTGAAGCCTTGTCCTGATGTTCCTAAACCACCTGCGCGACCTACATCGTAAGCACCACCTGCGCCACCTGAACCGCCAGCAATACCGCCACCATCGGGACGACCTAAGCCACCACCAATGACAGTTGCTAGTGTTGCAAATACTGAGTCGCTTCCGTTAGCGCCACCTGCATAAGCAGAACTACCTGCACCACCTGCGCCTACTGTTGTAGTATAGCTAGTAGCAATTATTAAGCCTGTTAGTGTGCCGCTTAAAATACCGCCAGCTCCACCACCACCGCCTGCCTCGTTGTAGCCCATGCAAGCACCACCGGCGCCACCGCCTGCTGCGACTACATACTCAACAGATAAAGCAGGACGCGCTACACCACTCGATGCAATAATTCCAATAAGTGAGTTAAGCATTACGCAATGCCACCAACTACAGTCCATGAGTTAGCAGCTAACTTAATAGCAGCAGCAGATTTGTAACGCGCTAAGACTGGAGCTGCTGCAACTGCGCCTGCACTTACTACAGTTGTTGTGCCAGAGGTAACAGCCTGAATTGTTGTAATGCCTGCGCCCTTTTGATACACCACAAGAGTAGTGCCAATAGGAAAGTTATAAGTCGCATCGGTTGGAATGCTAAAGATGTTAGCTGCTGCATTGTCCATAGTGACAATCTGATTAAGTCCATCTGCCTTGACTGCTGTGTATGTTGTACCTGTCTGGGCATTAACTGTCATTCCAGCAAACTTGGTGTCAATGTCTTGACCTAGTTCCGCAATAGCCGTAGCGCCATTTTTTACAAGGTCGCTTGATTGTGGAATGTCAAAACCGAAGTTAGTCGTTGTTGTGGCCATTAGGTTAAAGCTCCTGTCGCATTTGTCCATGTAAGTGTAGCATTTACGCCAGTCCAGATTAGTGAGGCTGGCAATACTGTTTCCCATTGTGTGGTAGATAGTGAGAAGTCTGTTGCTGAGATAAATAGAGTAATCTCAGTAAGGCTAGGAGTAGCGCGTAGGGCCACATTCTCCACAAAACCATCGAATGAGCCACCGAATAAGTTGCTTGGTAGGTTCTGGATAACTACAGGCTGACCAAAAAACACCCCGATGAGGCTGTCAAGCATGGCTGTAGGAATGTCTGGATTGTCAAGTCTAAAGGTAATGGCTCCTAGCGAGCCTCTAGGGTTTTTGCGTAGGTTTAACTCGCGTGAGGCAATGTCAGTGATGTCTGCAAGGTTCTTAATATTAGAGTCGAATGATCGCTCAAAGAGGCCGTAAGAGGCTATAGAGTCGTTATCAGAGGTACTGTAAGTGCTGCCGTATCCTGTGGAGTAGCGATAGATAAGGCTGTTACGGATGCGAGCAGTCTGAGTTGTGGACTTAATAGAGGAAGGTGTTGCATATGAGCCATCGAGGTTAGTAAAGCCATTTGCTGCAAGGTAGTTAGATCTGTGGTCTGCATCGTCATAGGAAACATCTCCATCTTTCTCTTCATAGAGCTGACCTAGTGCGCTAGTAGCAATCTGATCTGCAAGGGTCTGAGACTTAGCAGAAGCACTAGCTGCAAGAGCAATCATTGTGTAGAAGCCTGAGTCAATAGTGCCAATGTAAGTCTCGGCATTAGCCCATGTTTCTGTTGCTGGATAAGTTGCCCAGGTGACTGTTGGTGTAACTTGATTCCATGGCAAGGAAAGAGCTTCTCCCAAGATTGCTGCAATCTGTGCCCCATCTAAACCTTCTGCAAGTGCTGTGTTAAAGATAGCCTTGGTAAGTCTGGCAAGGGAGCCAATGCCAAGAATTGTGCCAGTTGTGATGTAACCAGTCTCATCGGGGCTTCTGACACCGATGTTAAAATCTGATACTTCTCCACCAAACACAGTGACATAAGTGCCACTACCATTCTTTAGTTCTAGGGTAACTGGCTCTGTTACATTGATGGTGAATTCTGCCCCAGTAGTGTTGATAATCTCTACTTGGCAGTAACCTGCTGAACATTGTCTGTCAATGTCCAAGCGACCAGATGCAAAAGAAACAGAGGTAACAGTCGTATAGACATCGTCACCTACTGTTACTCGCCATTCTGGAAGCCATGTCATATTGCGAACAAGCCTCCGACTAAGGTTCCACGATTTCTAGCATTTGTAATAACATCATCGATTGCTTCTGCAATGGCGTTAGGATCACCAATGCCAGTGTTCACATTGATTGTGACTCCTGCTGGTAATTGATTGCCTGTACCACTTGTACCTAATCCAACGCTAGAAGGCATAGAAGGATTAGTTGGGGCAACGGATGGAATAGAAGCTCCCACAAAAGGCTTATAACCACCAAGCGCGGCCTGCTGCTGTTGGTTTAGTGCATTGAAAGCAGAAGCAGCTGATCCAACAAAGTTATTAAAGTATGTCGTTAGAGATGCTAGTTGCTCCTTGACTGACATGAAGTTGAAGTTTTTAAAGATGTCATCCAGAGGCCTAATGCCTGCAAGGGTGCTGACTAACTTCTCTGTGTTCTTCTGTGCCTCATCCAGCATCTTTGTGTATTTCTCGATCTGGCTGATGTTCTCATCCTCAATGGCTTTCATAAGAAGCAAGCGGATGCGATCTTCTTCTGAGATTTTACCCTTTAGGGCTGCTTCAATCTGGATCTTTTGTAGGTCAAAGATAGCCTTAGCCTTAGAAAGTTTTAAGTTTTCCTTTGTGGACTTGGTCAAAGCATTTGTAGATTTGACCTGTGCTGCTGCCGCTTTTGCAGCTGCTGCGTCTGCCTTCTGTGTATCCTGTGAGGATTTACTTGTTGAAATATTACCCATGCCCTTGAATGCTCCGGCAGGGTTATTCATTACAAAGAAGTTTTTAGGATCAAACAAAGATTTAGTAATTGCAATGAACTCGCCGGTCTCGCGTGTCAGGGCTGCAAATGCGTTGGCTATCTTTCCGATACCATTGATAACTGGATCAATAGTGCTAGAACCTGAAGCAGTTTTTAGAGCATCAACAAAACCCTTGCCAATAGTCTCTTTGGCGTTATTGACTGCAACTTGTAACTTGGCAATCTCACCTGCGTAAGTATTGGCAGCCACAACTGACTGTCCTGCGAACAAAACATTCAGGCGTTGCTGAATCTCCTCAAATGATGATGAAGTAAGTTCTGCCTTGCTTAGTCCTACACCTAAACGACCAAGAGCCTGATTCTGGCCTAGGTAAGCTTTTTGTAGGCTTTGTGAGACTTGTGTAAGGCTTTTGCCTGTGCCAGCTGAGATGTCTAATGCGAGGTTAAGTAATTCCTGTGATTTAGTAACTGACAAAGTGGCGCGAAGGAATCGATCCATGGCAGGACGAAGTTCATCGTCAAGCACACCTGTCTGCTGTTCTAATCGTGAGATGTAGCCATTGATTGTGCCTGCGTTACTACCGTAAGCAAGGCCAAGGTTATTGAGTGTTTGTCCTAGTGCTCTGGCTGCTTTGTCATCTTCTGCAAAAGCCCTGACTGCTAGACCTGCGCCACGAACTCCAAACGCTAAACCAAAAGCCCCAGCTAAAGTTTTAACATTCTTAGTTAATTTAGCGGTTGCAGTATCGGCCTGCTTAAATGCTCTCTTGCCAAGAAACTCTGCCGCAATATTGATTGCTACATTACTCACGCGGCTCTCCTTACATCTACCATGGCTGTGCGGCGATTAAACTTTGTTGTGGTGTTCTCAATAGACTTAAACACTGCCGCATTGGCTTTGCCCTGAGTCTTTGCCCATGCTCTAAAGATTAAGCGGCCCATCATCCGATGATCGCCTCTCTTGTTAGGCCCATAGAGTTGCCCTAAATTAGAGATGAACTGATTGCCTGCATATGGGTTATTAGATCTAGATACACCTTTAGATGCGCCACCTGCGCGAGGGCCAACCCAATCTTGCCCTTGGCCATTCTTTCGACCAGCAGTTTCATAGATAGCACCCTGCATCGATTTATTCTGAATGCGTACGACATTGACAAACCCTGCTCGGTTAGGCTTAGAAGGCGTTGTCTTATAAACAATGTTTCTACGAATCTCAGCTGCATCATACTTAGGGAAACGACCACCCCTAGATGACTCGCGCTTTGACCAACCAGACATAGGTGAGGCAAGTGGCACATAAGACCGAGCCTCATTAGTAATTGGCTTTAGGACTAAGCCTAATTCTTTTGTTAATTCTTTTGCTAAATCTGGAGCATATTGCTTTAAGGCTTTACGAAGTGCGACCGCGCCTACTACTTCTGTTGCCATCGCTCACCTCTTTCGCCTCATCATTAAGCCCTTGCACTAATGCATCGAGCATATTCTTATCTAACTCTAATAACTGCTGTGGCGCGATCCCCAATCTAATGCTT